CAACTGTCATAGGAGCAAGACATGACAAAACGGATGTTGTCGAAGCCGTGGAAACGGCTGGTCGGGATGATGCAGGCCCTCAACTTCGGCCGCGTCACCTTCCTCGTCCGGTCAGGCGCGCCGGACTTCGCCCAGAGGACACGAACCGTGCGGACGCTCAAGCTTCTCGCTGGGGACAACAGTCCCCGGCCCGAGGCGGCCAGCACCGACTTTGAACTGCGAAAGGAGGTGATCTCCCTGCGGGACCAGGTGGCGAAGGCCACCGACGGTACCCGTGTGACCATCGAGGTCAAGTACGGCCTGCCGTTCCTAGCGGAGATCGAAGAACACCAAGCGTAGGACACAAGAGCTAACCCCGACACAGCACAGCTAACCGGCCGCGAAGCGGAGGCGTTGTGGGTGTCGCCGAGAACCGGCGAACTCACAACGCCTTCTTCTTTGAGCCCTACGCACGCCAGGCCTCGGTCGACACCCACCCACCTCCTCCGGCCGGGAGGAGACGACGATGGGTATCGATCCTGTCCGTTCCGCACTGACCACCAAGTACGTCCAGACCCTTCTGAGGATCAAGGCCCGCCAGCTCTCAAGACGTCCGGAGTTCTGCAAGACGGACCCGGCCGACATCGAGCACGACTTGATCGCCCAGGTGCTCAAGCAGGCCGACGACTACAACCCGGTCCGTAGTGCCCCGCAGACCTTCATCACGAGGGTGATCGAGACTGCAGTGGCCATGCTGGTCCGCGACCGCAGGCGCATAAAGCGAGCGGCCGGGTACCGGGCGATCTCCCTGGAGGGCACGGTCCTCGAAGGAGATGGGCGCGAGACCGCGCTCTCGGAGCTGATTCGAGAATCCGACCTCCGTCGCCGATGCGGCGGCGCACCGACGGACGCCGCCTTCGACCTTCGCTTCGATGTCCAAGAGGCCCTGACCAGACTGCCCAAGGACCTTCGGCGAATCGCGATGCGCCTGATGCGCGCCACCGAGGCGGGCATCGCCCGCGAGCTCGGCATATCCCGGCGACAGGTCCGCAAGTCCGTCGAGGCAATTCGCGAGCACTTCGAGAGAGCGGGTCTCCGGGAATCCGACCTGTCCGGACAGCCCGCGCATGGGCGGCATAGGTAACAGGCGTGGCAAACCATCACCGCCAATCAAAGGACACGCCATGATCGCCGAAGGCTACAGGTACCAGTTCGCCCAACCAGGAGCCTGACAGTGTGGACGCGCCAATCCGGAACATCCTGCGCAAAGAACGGAAGCCCGCGCCGGGCAAGGCGGTCACCGACAGCAACCGCTTCCCCGGACACGAGAACCGGATGGCCTGGCACATCCACCGTGTGTGGAACCACGCCTGCGAGCGGACTGACGGCCGTCGCTGCCGCGACTGCATCCGGAGGAAGGTCCGGTGATGACCTGTGAGGCATGCTGCCGGGAGTTCCAGCCGAACGGCCGGTCGAAGTATTGCCCGCACTGCGGGTTCAACAACGGCCGCGGATGGTGGCCGCGACGAGATGACAAGCCCGCCCGCGCGAAGACTGCTCGACAGGAGAGCTACTCGAAGAAGGCACATGAGAAGCAGATGCATGCGGCCTGAGGTCAGCCGTGCGGCGAGACGGCGGATGATCGACGCACGGAGGGCCGCCCGTGAGGGCAAGCGATTCCACGCGTTCTACCGCGGCTGCAGTGATGCGCGCGCCGGTCGGGGCGCCAACCCCTATCCGCCCGGCAGCGAGGAGGCCGTCTGCTGGGGCAACGGCTGGACGTACGCGGAGGAAACGACATGAGCCTCCGCGCTTCGGAGGTGTTCGCGCCGCGCCGAAGACGCGGCAAGCCCGAGCGGGCCGTCCAGAAGGCGGTCCTGCTGTGGCTTCGTGCCCGTGGCGCGCTGGTCGCCGTCACGGATGCCGGCGCCGCCTACCGTGCCGGCGCGTTCTTCGGGGACGCCATCCCCGCCGGCTGGCCTGACGTCACGGGTCTGCTGCCCGACGGCCGGTTCATCGGCGTGGAGTGCAAGGCACCGAATGGCAGGCAGTCGCCGGCCCAGAAGGCGATGGAGCAGGAGATCCGAAGGCGCAACGGCGTCTACATCCTGGCGCGAGGCGTGGAGGACGTGCAGAGCGAGATAAGCTATGTTCGTTAGCCCTAGCCTACAGCTGCGATCCGCCGGCCTCCAGCTCACGGATGCAGTTAGTCAGGTACATCTTGCCCTCGTCATCGATGCTCTCGCTCAGACCGCGTATCCACGATCGCCAATCGAATCGAGCACCGAGCCCTCGGAAGATGTCCATCGCCACGCGCATTGTGTGAGGCAGCATGGGCACCTCGCGGATGTAGACGAACGTGTCATCCGTTATCTTGAGCTGCTGGTAAGCCTGCTTGATGGGCTCGATCTGCGCCAGCGCACGCGAGTACTCCTTCATGTCTCGCAAGGCACTTGCGTAGAACAGGTGCATGAAGAGGGTCGGCAGACGGTCGACGCTATCTTGCTCTATCGGGCACTCCAGGGCCTTGGCGAACGCTTCTGCCCCAAGATCAATCTCGCCAGACATCGTCGCTGCTGTCGCGAGGCTGAACCAGTCGGATGCATTGCGGCTCCCCGGTACGATCTCGCGGAAGATGCCCAGTGCCTCGGTGTAGTGCCTCTGCCGGAACTTGATGATGCCGATGATCTTCTTGGCCTCGTGCTGCAACTCCCGATCTTCAGCCTCCACGTGCTGACCCGCCAGCCGCAGGGCCTGTTCGTACATCTCTGTGCCGATCGCAACCCATGCGTCCCGCAGTTGTGGGAACTTCGTGATAGGCTTGCCCGTGTCCGCCACTCTGTGTGGCCGAGGGGATGCAGGTGTCCTCTTCCTTCGGAATGCGTCGAACAGTCCCATGTGGCCTTCTTCCCTGCTGCACCCGGCGATTGCCCCGGACGTTACCACCGCTTCGTATGCCAGACAAGTGAGTCCATCCCGTGCCGGTAGCAGCCGAGCAACTAGCCGCCAACGTGCAGTTCGGCCACGAGCTGGGCTGGTCATTCACGCCCCTGGCCGGCAAGAGGCCGACCTTGAAGGGTTGGCAGGAGCGGCCGCGGGAATCGCTGGAGGAGGCACTTGCCTGGGCGGCGCAGGGCAACGTCGGGCTGCGGACCGGCCGGGCCAGTGGCGTGGTCGTGGTCGATGTCGACCCTGGGGCGAGGATCGACGAGCTGGAACTGCCCGGCACAGTGGCGGCCGCCACCGGCAGGCCCGGCGGTCTGCACCTGTACTTCCGCTGCACCGAGCCCGTAGGCAACTCCAACGGCAAGAAGCTCGGGCCGCATATCGACTTCAAGGGCGATGGCGGGCAAGTGGTCTTCCCCGGATCGGTCCACCCGGAGACGGGCGCGGTCTACGCTTGGCTCGAAGGACATGAGCCGTGGAACGTCGAGATAGCCGAGCTGCCGGCGCACATCCTGGAGCGGCTGAGGGCGCCCGACAGGCCCAAGCCAGCACCAATGCCCCAACCCGCGCCCGTCGACAACGTGCCCACCAAGGCCAAGCACTACGCCCAGACGGCACTGAAACTGGAGCTGCACGCCATCTGCACTGCCGCCGAGGGCAGCCGTAACGAAACGCTCAACAAGGCCGCGTTCAGCCTGGGCACGTTGATTGGCGGCGGTTACCTGGACCGCGCCGAGGTGGAGGCTGCCCTTCGAAGCGCGGCCGAGTCGGTCGGCCTGGAGGCGGACGAAACCGAGGCCACCATCCGCAGCGGCATCCAGGGGGGCCTCCACCACCCGCGCCGAATCGAACTGAAGGATTCTCCCGGCAACCAGCCGAACAACGCACCTGCCGGCGGAACAGCGGACCTCCCGCTTGGGCGGCCGACCATCCTCATCGACACGGATGAGTATCGGGTGGTCAGCGAGACCATCACGGCCCTGACCGCCGACACGGATATGTACCAGCGCGGAGGCATCCTGGTTCGCGTCATCCGAGATACCCAGCCGAAGGACGACATTGTCCGTCCCTCGGGCTCGCCCACCATCCAGGCCCTGCCCCCGGCCAATCTCCGCGAGCGGATGACCCGCTTCGCGGCGTTCACCAAGGTCAACCGCAAGGGCGAAGAGGTACCGGCACATCCGGCGCCCTGGCTGGTGTCGGCGGTGGATGCGAGGGCGGACTGGCCCGGCATCCGGCATCTGGCCGGCGTTTCCGACGCCCCCGTCCTCCGCGCAGACGGCTCCATCTGGCAGACGCCGGGGTACGACAGCCAGACAGGCGTGCTCTTCGAGACGAGCGAGTCCTTCCCGCCCATCTCCAACGGCGTGACCATCGACGACGCCGTGGCGGCGCTGGATGAGGTGCTGGAGGTCGTCTGTGACTTCCTGTTCGAGTCCGACGAACACGGGGCTGCCTGGTTGTCGGGGTTGCTCACCCCTTTGGCTCGCTTCGCCTTCGATGGGCCCACGCCCCTGTTCCTGCTGGACGCCAACGTCCGGGGCGCAGGCAAGGGGCTTCTGGCCCAGACCATCGGAAAGATCGTGCTGGGGCGTGAGATGCCCGTCAGCAGCTATGCCCATGAATCGGAGGAGATGCGCAAACGCATCACGGCGATCGCAATCGCGGGCGACCGGATGATCCTGCTCGACAACCTGGGTTTTCAGTTCGGCAACGACGCCCTCGACCGGGCGCTGACCAGCACCCGCTGGAAGGACCGCATCCTGGGCAAGAGCGAGGAGGTCGACCTGCCGCTCCTGCCCGCCTGGTACGCCACGGGCAACAACGTCGCCGTCGCGGCGGACACGGCCCGGCGCGTCATGCATATCCGCCTGGACGTGCTGGACGAGAACCCCGAGGAGCGGACGGGATTCCGCCATCCCAACCTGCTGGCCTGGGTCGGCGAGAACCGGGGGCGACTGCTGTCAGCGGCGCTCACCATCTTGTCGGCCTTCTGCAGGGCAGGCCGACCTTCGCAGGGACTGACGCCCTACGGCAGCTTCGAGGGCTGGTCGGCCTTGGTGCGCGAGGCCGTCGTGTGGGTGGGCCTGCCGGACCCGTGCCTGACCAGGGTCCGCCTCGCCGAGTCGGCCGACACGACGGTCGACAGCCTCAGCCAGCTGATCAATGCCTGGAGGCTATTCGATCCGTCCGGAATCGGGGTGGTTGTCTCTGAGGCGCTCGCGCGCCTGTACCCCCCAGATAGGCAGTACGCGCCCATCGACCTGGCGGCCACGGCCATGCGCTCGGCGCTGGAGAACCTCGTCGGGTGCCCTTCAGGCAAGCCCCCCACGCCCAGGCAAGTGGGCAACAGGCTGCGGAGGTTCCGTCGGCGCGTCCTGAAAGGCTGCTACCTGGACATCGACGCCTCCCGGGGAAGGCGGGACGGACACGTCTGGAAGCTCTACGGGGCGCCGGAGCGTGAGTCTGGTGAGTTCAGTGAGTCATTTTCCACCCCTACGCGCGAGAAACGAGGGGGAGAAATAAAATGTGTATAGGGGCGCCAGACTCTCACTTGAAGCACCAGACTCACGGGGCGTCTCCGGCACCCCCTTCTCCGGCCACGGTCCTGCGCCACTGCCGCTGCCAGGACTGCGCACACTGGAGCAACGACCAGGGCGCCTGTTGCGTCCTGCCCTTCCGCCGCTACGTCCCCCGCGAAGACTACCACCCCGCCATGCGCCGCTTCTGGAGCGACCTCGGTATGATCCGCCCGGACCAGTGGCACTACTGCGCCCGCTACCACGGTCCACAGATCAGCAAGGACGTGTGGGTCTGGCCGAAGGCGAAAAAGAAGGGGCCCGCGCCAGGCGGGGGGGGACCTAGCAGCGGGCCCGCGATGGCCGAACCGGCGGGGGGGACCGATCCAGCCATATCCATTGTAGGCCTGGCGCGGGCAAGACGCGAGAGGAGCGCGGGGTTACGGCGCAGGTCGGCGCAGGTTGGCGCAGGTTCGAAGATCTCCGTCGAGACCGAGCAACCGGACGAGGACGAGGTGCTGATATGACGGGCATCAACATGGGCAAGGTGGGCAAGGCGAGGCATGGTTCCTTCCCCGGCTCTTGTGAAGGTGACCGCGGCGGGAACAGTCGGGAACCATCTTTCTATTTGTCTGAGGCGCGAACGTGACGCAAGTAACGAGGAGTGCATGACATGGATGTCAAGTTGGTGAGCATCGATGAGGTCAAGCCGTACGAGGCCAACCCGCGACAGAATGACCAAGCGGTCGACGCCGTGGCGACGTCCCTGCGGGAGTTCGGCTTCCGCCAGCCCATCGTCGTCGACGAGGCGGGCGTGATCATCGTCGGCCACACGCGGTGGAAGGCGGCCAAGAAGCTGGGGCTGGCCAAGGTGCCGGTGCACGTGGCCAAGGACCTCTCGCCCGAGCAGATCAAGGCATACCGCGTCGCCGACAACCAGACGAACACACTGGCCGAGTGGGACTACGAGCTGTTGCCCATCGAGTTGAAGGACCTCCAGGCGGCCGACTACGACCTGTCCCTGCTCGGATTCGACGAGAAGGAGCTGGCCAAGCTGCTGGACCCGGGCGTGACAGAGGGCCTGACCGATCCCGACGAGGTGCCGGCGCCCCCGGAGGAGGCCATCACCCAGCCGGGCGACCTGTGGCTGCTCGGCGCCTACGTCCAGTGCCCGCACTGCGGCGAGGAGAACCCGATATGACCTGCACCTGCAGGAAGTGCGGCAAGCCATTCGACGCGAGGGTCCAATCCCGTCATCGCGTCCTCTGCGGCGACAGTACGAGCGCCGCCGACGTGGCGCGGGTGATGGATGGCCAGAAGGCCGAGTTGGGCTTCACGTCACCGCCCTACAACGCCGGCAACAACGCCCTCGGCGGCAATGCCAGGCGGGTCGACAGCAAGTACATCCATGACAGCGACAGCCGCACGCCGCAAGAGTACCGCGAGCTCCTCGAGGGCTTCTCTGCCCAAGCGCTGGCGCACTGCCCCGTGCTGATGGTGAACATCCAGCTCCTCGCCGGGAACAAGCGGGTGGTTCTCCGGTGGATGGCGGACAACGCCAGCCACTTCTGCGACCTGGCCGTCTGGTGCAAGGGCGGAGGGCAGCCCGCCGTGGCCAAGAAGGTCATGAACTCCCGGTTCGAGCTGCTCGTCCTCTTCTCGCCGGAGGAGGAGGCATCCCGGGCGATCGAGACCGCCCAGTTCCACGGCACGGTGAGCAACGTCTACGACGGGCCCGGGGCCTCCGGCGAGAACGTGGCCTCCGAAGAGCATGCGGCGACCATGCCGGTCCACCTGGCGATCTGGGCCTTGAGGCATTTCACGGCGCCGGGATCCCTGGTCCTGGAGCCGTTCCTGGGCTCCGGCACGACCCTCATCGCGGCCGAGCAGCTCGGACGACGTTGCTTCGGGATTGAACTGGAGCCGCGCTACGTGGATGTCGCGGTCCAACGTTGGGAGAGCTTCACCGGCCGGAAGGCCGTTCGGGAGGCCAGGCCATGAAGTGCCGGTGCAGGCGATGCGGAAGACAGTTCGAGGCGCCCGTGGAATCGCGGCACCGGCTGCTCTGCGGGGATTCCACGAAGGGTGCCGATCTGACGACGCTGATGGGAGGACAGAAGGCGACTATGCTGTTCACCGATCCGCCGTGGAACGTCGCCATCGGGGGCGACGCGAACCCCCGGCACCGCCAACGCCCGGGGCTGCAGAACGACGATCTGTCCCCGGCGGAGTACCAGGCGTTCCTGGAATCCTGGATCACGCGGGTCCCGTCCGTCGTGACGGGCGACGTGTACTGCATTCTCGGTGCGTCGGAGTGGCCGCGCCTGGACGCGGTCCTTCGCGCCTGCGGATTCCACTGGTCGGCCACGGTGATCTGGGTCAAGGATCTGTTCGTCCTGGGCCGGAGCAAGTATCACCGCCGGTACGAGCCGCTCTGGTACGGCTGGCACACGAAGGGGGCATCCTCGTTCTGCGACCGGCGGGATCTGGACGACGTGTGGGAGATCGCCCGCCCCCGCGTCAGCGACGACCACCCGACGATGAAGCCCGTCGAGCTGGTCGCGCGTGCCGTGACCAACTCCTCACAAGCTGGACAGGTGGTGCTGGACCTCTTCGGCGGCAGTGGCTCGACGCTCATCGCCTGCGAGCAGACGGGGCGGAGGGCGTTCCTGATGGAGCTTGATCCGCTGTACTGCGACGTGATCGTGAAGCGGTGGGAGCAGTTCACCGGCAGGAAGGCCGAGCGGACGGAGGCGAAGGTCCAAGAGAGAACCCCGGTCCCTGTCGGAACCGGGGTGAGGGAGGCGCGGACGTGACGTACGCGCTAGTTGGCCAGCGTGAACTTGCCGCGCTCGGTCTTGCGGAACCGGCTCTCGCTGCCCTTGACGGCGATCTCACGGATGATCGCGGCGTAGATGGTCGCCGCCGGCGTCTTGCCGCCGGTCTGCCAGAGCTTCTTGGCCAGCATCTGCTCGACCATGGTCTTGGTGTTCAGCGGTTCGCCGGCCTCAGCCAGCACCTTGGCGGCGGCGTCCAGCCCGCTGGGCTTGCCGGCGCGGGGCTTCCGCTCCTTGGCGGGGGCCTTCGGTTTGGCCTTCGACGTTGGAGCAGCGCCCTTGGCCGCCTTCGCCTCGGCCTCGTACTGGGCCTTGGTCACAACTCGCTTCTTCGGGGCCTGCTGCTTCTTGGCGCCCTTCTTGGTCTTCTTGGCTTTCATGTGTCTTTCCTTTCTGCTGTGTCCCTTCGGGACGGTTCTCTAGAGTCCGACCTCGTCGCAGAGGCGGTTCAATTCATCCTCGCCGCCGACCACCGTGGTCAGCAGCTCGCGGAACCACGTCACCTGGCGGACGACGTCCGCGTCCATCGTCCGGACCGGCTGGAGGTACGCCGCGATGGCGGCCACGGCGTGCGGGCTGAGGTTCCCGCGGAGGGCGTCGGCCAGGACGTCCTCGGGCTTGGGGTCTTCCGGCACGGTCACGCGGCGCTTCTTGCCGTGGACCTCCACGTCGTAGACCTTGCCGGTTGCGGATCGCGATCGCTTCATGGTCAGTCTCCTTTCTCAGCGGCTTTGGACTATGGTGATCTGGAACTCGCTGCCGTCGGCGGCGCGGACCACGACGCCGCGGTTGCCGGTCAGCACGCCGGCCTCCTCGAACGTCTCGACGCGCCGGACCTCCGGGGCCATCTCGTCGTCCTGGAGCAGCTCGTAGAGCATGGTTTCGATGTCGCTCTCGTTCATGACGGTCTCCTTTCAGTCCGCGAAGCGCTGCAGCTCGCGGAAGTAGTCGTGGATGTCGCTGTTGGGGCCGGTCCGTCCTTCGAGGCTGTCAAGGAGGCACTCGGCCATCGACCAGAGATCCTCCTCGCAGTCCGCCCGCACCATGTGCTTGCGGTTGAGCCCGGTCGCCGGAATGACGGTGACCTCGATGAACTCGCTGTCGCTCGTGCGGGTGATCTTGGCGAAGGCCCGGGGCAGCTTCTCGCCCTCCTTGATGCTCCCGGCCAATTCGATGCTCGCGATTCGCATGGTTCGCTCCTTCCTGGTTGCCGTGTTCACGACCACATGAGGCCGTGGGGTCCGCGAACAGCCAAGGCAATTGATGCCAGTTCCCACGGAATTACCTATGCCACATGGCTTTGCAGGTGCGCGACTTATGGTGATTAGCGAAGATTCTTCGACCCCGTCGCTGCCCCATGCTGCGAGCCCCCCGCCCCGCGGCGGCCCGGGGGCGGCGGAGGCGGTCAACCCGGCCGCCCTCAGCGTCGAGCAGTTGGCGCGAATGCTGGCCATCACCGAGGAGAAGGTCCGTAAGCACCTGGCGGCCGGTGCGCCGACGGGCCCGGACGGGACGGTCAACCTGGTGCACTACGCCGCGTGGTTGATCCGCCGGCTTAAGGAACTCAATGGCGATGGCGAAGCCACAAGTTGACCCGGCCAAGCTGACGCAGAGCGAACTGCTCCAGCTCGTCAATGCCACGCCGCTGGGGGTGGTGCTGACGCGCTCGCGCCTGCGCCGCCAGATGGACGCGGGGGCGTTCCGCTTCGGCGACGGCACACACGTCCACCTGGTCCGCTACGTCCGCTGGCTGGTCGGGGAGTTGGACAAGCCCCGGGCCGCCAAGGTGGACTACGTCGAGGCCAAGCGCCGCCAGGCCGAGCGCAACCGCGCCGCCACCAAGGCCGCCCAGGACATCTACCCCGTCCCGGAGGTCGAGGACTACGACCGTCGCTGCGCCTGCCGGGATTCATTCCAGCTCTTCTGCATGACATACTTCCCCCGGTTCTTCTGGCGCCCGTGGTCGGATGACCACCTGCGTGTGATCGGCAAGATCGAGAAGGCGGTCCTGGAGGGCGGCCTGTTCGCCTTCGCCATGCCCAGAGGGAGTGGCAAGACGTCCCTAGCCCGTTGCGCGGCGCTGTGGGCCATCCTCTACGGCTACCGGCCCTTCGTCTGCGTGATCGCCGGCAGCCAGGACAACGCCCGGGAGCTGCTGAGGCCCGTCCGGACCGTGTTCCTGGAAGAGCCGCTGTTGCTGGAGGACTTCCCCGAGGCGGTCCACCCGTTCCGCTGCCTGGAGAACTCCTCCAAACGCCAGGGCCAGCAGCACATCGCCGGCAGGCTTACGCACGTGCACTGGGGGCAGGACAAGCTGGTGTTCCCCAGTATCGAGGGCGACGACCTGCCGAAGGCCCTACGCGAGGAAGGCTACGAGGTCAGTCCCTCGGCCGGCTCGATCATCACCACGACCAGCCTGGACAGCAACCTCCGCGGGCAGCAGCACACCCGCCCGGACCGCTCGATCATCCGGCCGTCGCTGGTACTGCTGGATGACCCGCAGACGCGCGACTCGGCCCGGTCGGTGGACCAGACGAAGAAGCGCCTGGACCTGCTGCACGGGGACGTGATGGGCATGACCGGTCCGGGGGAGTCTATTTCGGCCCTGTTGACCTGCACGGTGATGTATGAGGACGACCTGGCGGACACCTTGCTGGACAAGGACAAGAGCCCGGAATGGGACAGCGAGCGGACGAAGCTGATCTATGACTGGCCGACGCACCAAGGATTCTGGGACAAGTACGCCGACATCCGCCGCGCACGGGGCAAGGCCGCCGCCAACGAGTTCTACGCCTTACACCGGGCGGCGATGGATGATGGGGCCGCCATTGCCTGGCCGGCCCGGTTCGACACCAAGGCCGGAGAGATCAGCGCCATTCAGCACGCGATGAACTTGCGGCTGCGGATGGGCCCGGACGGCTTCGCCGCCGAGTGCCAGAACGAGCCGGTCCTGGAGCAGCTCGCCGACGGCATGCTGACGGTCGAGCAGGTCTGTGGCAAGGTCAACGGCTACAAGCGGGGTGAGGTGCCCGGGTCGGCCACGAGGCTGACCATGTTCGTGGACGTGCACGACAAGCTGCTGTACTACTGCGTCTGCGCCTGGCAGGAGGATTTCACGGGGTTCATCGTCGAGTACGGTACCTTCCCCGACCAGCGACGGTCGGCCTTCACACTGGGCGACGCCTCGCGGACGCTCGGCAGGGCCTTCCCCGGGATGGGCGCGGATGGTGCGATCCATGCCGGTCTGGAGAAGCTCGTCGTCGAGTACCTCGCCCGGGACTGGAAGCGCGCCGGGGGCCTGCTGAAGATCGACCGGCTCCTGGTGGACAGCGGCTACAAGCCCCAGATCGTTGCCGCAGTCAAGCAGAAGGCCGGGGGCTCGGCCATGATGCTCTCCAAGGGCGTGGGCATCCGCGCCAGCCGCAAGCCCTTCGCCGCCTACGCGCACAAGCCCGGGGAGGTCCTGGGCAACCACTGGTACGTGCCCAACGTCCGCCGGACGGCGCAGTTCCCCCACGTGCTGGTCGACACCAACTACTGGAAGAGCTTCATCCACAGCGGTCTGTCCACGGCCATGTCCGATCGCGGCTGCATCAGCGTGTACGGCACAGCCAAGACCAACCATGGCCTGTTCGCGGAGCACATCGCCCGGTCGGAGCGGTGGGTGGAGGTCAACGGCCCGTACGGCACAGTCCGCGAGTGGTCGTGGCTGCCGACCCGTCCGGACAACCATTGGCTGGACTGTCTTGTCGGCTGCGCCGTGGCGGCGTCGATGCTCGGTGTCCGCGTGCCGGGCCAGGACGCCAGGCCTATGCGGCAGCGGAAGCGCTACACGCAGGAAGACCTGAGGAGGCGGTAGTCATGGACGACACGGCGACGGTGAAGAAGTGGCCACCGGACGAAGACCGGCGAGGCTTGGAGTGTCGCCATTGCGGCTGCAGACATTTCCGGGTAGTTTATACTCGCCCCGCGTGGGGCGGCCGAATCATGCGGCGGCGCGAATGCCGGAACTGCGGTGCGCGCGTCACTACCTGGGAGCGATAAACCGCTACATGGCCGCCCGACCGCGTGTCGCGCCGGAGTGCGGCGATGCCGTCAGTTTCGGACCTATGGAAGACGAACCCGCGGTTCTTCGACGGGAAGTCGATACAGCAAGTCTTGGCGATCTGCGGTGACGGGCATCTTCGTGAAGGGAACGAGACAAGCCTGGATTTCCGCGGATTCCTCAGTATGTTGCCCTCCCCGCGATTGGTTGCTTACGCAGCCGAATGCCTCGCAGCCGCATTCAAGGATGGCGGCTTGGTCCTACAGGATATTGTCAACGAGCTTGGGGTCCGACTGGGCTTTCAGGTAGTCCGAGGCAGGTACAGGGGAACCCGCAACGAGGTCGGCTTCGATGGGCTTTGGACCGGCCGAGACGGTTTTCAGCTTGTTGTCGAAGTGAAGACCACGGATGCCTTCAGGATAAACCTGGATGCAGTCGCAGCCTATCGAAGCAGCCTGATTGCGGATCGGAAGATTGAAGAGGACAGGTCGTCCCTGCTCATAGTGGTTGGACGGGAAGACACCGGTGATCTCGAGGCACAGGTCCGCGGGTCGAGGTATGCTTGGGATACGCGGCTCATCAGTGTGGATTCGCTCTGTAACCTAGTGTCCGTCAGAGAGAAGCTCGATGACGTCGCAACCAGTACGATGATCAGTGAGATTCTTAAGCCAAGGGAGTACACTCGCCTTGATCCGATCATAGAACTGGTGTTCGCGACTTCTGCTGATGCAGAGGATGCCGAAGCACCTTTTGAGCCGTCTACCATGGCCGAAGCTGACGAGAGGGATCCCGGTGATGGAATTGATGTTGCCGCGCTTCGCAATTCGGCTATCGGAGCGATCTCCAGGGAACTCGGCGTTGTCCTGGCGCGCCAATCGCGGTCGGCCTACCAAACGGCCGATCACAAGCTGTCAGTGATATGCTTGCCATCCAAGCGGTACACCCGTGGCCGGGGCAACTGGTACTGGTTCACCTTTCGAGAGAGCCAGCGGACCTTTCTGGATGCATCGCCAGGCGGCTTCGTGTGCTTCGTCTGCGGGCAGCCCGATCAAGTCCTCCTGATACCCAAGGAGAGATTCATACCCCTTCTTGATGAGATGCGAAGCACGAGAGGTCGTTACCAAGCCGAAATCGACTGGGCAACCGAGAGTGTTCTCCTTGACAGCCCCCGTCGCGACCTCACCGAGTTCGTTTTGGCCTGAATTGGGGCACATCACAGGTCGATTCCTGCCGTCCCTTCTCTCGCGATGTCCATATGTGTAACAATCGGCAATTCAAGAGTGGAATTGCCTTGGCTCACGTCGCTCCACGATTAGATTGAAGCTCAGACAACTAGGACGCGCGGCGCACCGGCTGATCCCCGGGGCGAAGCCATAGAACGAAAGGCCGTGTGGGGCCACACACCCGCACGGCCTTTTTCTATTGGCCCGCGCGGCCGGTTGTCAGGAAGCGGGATGGAGCAGATGGCAGCTCGGCGGGCTCATGCCCCGCAGGTCGCCGGTTCGAATCCGGCTCCCGCGAGTCGAGGTACACGATGGCGGAAGACTTGAAGGACACGATCAAGCAGAACGCCGAAGGGCCGGAGTCGGCCAGCGCGGATGGTGTTCAGGTCAAGCAGCACAACCTCCGCGACCAGATCGAGGCCGACAAGTACCTGGCCGGCAAGGACGCCGTCAGCACCAACCCGGCCAAGGGCATCACGCGGGTGAAGATCATCCCGCCCGGGAGCGTGTGAGGATGCGGTGGCCCTGGTCCAGGAAGCGGAAGGTGTCTCTGCCCGGTACGCTGGTGCTGCGGGCGAAGTTCGATTCCGCCCAGACCACGCCGGACAACCGCCGGCACTGGGCCAACGCCGATCATCTCAGCGCTGACGCCGCGGCCAACGCCTCGGTGCGCCGCACACTCCGCAACCGCGCCCGCTACGAGGTGGCCAACAACTCCTATGCTCGCGGCATCGTCCTGACGCTCGCCAACGATGTCGTCGGCACCGGTCCGCGCCTGCAGATGCTCACCGCCGACGGAGAGGTCAACCAGACCGTCGAGCGGGAGTTCATCGCGTGGGCGAGGGCCGTGGACCTGCCCGGCAAGCTCCGCACGATGCGCCAGGCCCGGGCCCATGACGGCGAGGCGTTCGGCGTGCTGTTCTCCAACGGGGAGCTCGACGCATCCGTGAGTCTGGACCTGCGCCTGATCGAGGCCGACCAGGTCACCACGCCGGACCTGCTGGTAGTCAAGAAGACGGCCGTGGACGGCATCGTCCTGGACGAGTCCGGCAGCCCGCGGGAGTACCACATCCTCAAGGAGCACCCGGGAAGCGGTACGCCTAGCTTTGCGGCCGAATACGAGCGCGTGCCCGCTGACAGCGTGATCCACTGGTTCCGCTCCGATCGTCCGGGCCAGCACCGAGGCCTGCCCGACATCCTCCCGGCCCTGCCTTTGTTCGCCCAGCTCCGCCGTTACACGCTGGCGGTGATCGCCGCGGCCGAGTCCGCCGCCAACATCGCCATCTTCATGAAGACCAACGCCCCGGCCGGCGGCGAGGCCGCCGAGGTCGAGCCGATGGCCACGATGGAGTTCGAGCCCAACATGGCCGTCTTCGGCCCGGAGGGCTGGGAGCCGTCGCAGATCCGGGCCGAGCAGCCTGCCACTGGATACGGCGAGTTCAAGCGCGAGATCCTCAACGAGATCGCCCGCTGCCTCAACATGCCGTACAACATCGCGGCCTGCAACAGCTCGGGCTACAACTACGCCTCGGGGCGCCTGGACCATCAGACCTACTTCAAGAGCATGCGCGTCGAGCAGTCGCACATCGAGACGGTCGTGCTCGACCGCATCCTGACCGCCTGGCTGGCGGAGGCCGTGAAGGTCCTGGGTTTGCGGGGCATCGACAGCTTCCCGCATCAGTGGTTCTGGGATGGCCACGAGCACGTCGACCCGCTCAAGGAAGCCAACGCCCAGGCGACCCGCCTGGCCAGCCACACCACCACGCTCGCGCATGAATACGCACGTCAGGGCAAGGACTGGGAGACGGAGTTGCGCCAGCGTGCGAAGGAAGCTGCCCTGATGAAGGAGCTCGGGTTAAGCGCGGCCGAGGCCGTCCCGCAAGCCCCGGAGCCTGACGAGCAGGACCGCGAAGACGAGGAGGAAGACCGTGCCGCTGCCTGAGCGAAGAGACAACGAGTCCCGCGAGCAGTTCGTCCAGCGATGCATGGGCGACGAGGTCATGACGCGCGAGTACCCGGACGCCGAGCAGCGCCGGGCGGTCTGCGAAAAGCAGGCGTCGGCCCGGGCCGCAGGCTGCCTCACGCTGGTCAGCGAGCCCGGTGCCCTGAGCATCGAGGCCGCCGCTGCCGACGGCGGGAGCGGCCCGCCGCGTCTGCCGCGCTTCACGATGGTCGCGTACACCGGCGGCCCCATGCGGATCGACGGCTGGCGGTACCCGGTCATCGTGGACCTGGCCGGTCTGGCCATCCCCTCGCAGAGCCGGCCCATCCGCTTCGGCCACGACATGGCCAGCGGGGTCGGCCACACCGACAGCATTCGGGTCACGGACGGGCGCCTGGTCGCCGCGGGGGTGGTCTCGCGCGACACGGCCGCCGCCAAGGAGATCGTGGCCTCGGCCCGCAACGGCTTCCCCTGGCAGGCCTCCATCGGCGCGTCGGTCGAGCAGTTTGAGTTCGTGCGGGAGACCCAGGCCGTGATCGTCAACGGCCGGGAGTTCAACGGGCCCGTGAACGTCGTCCGCAAGGCGACGCTGGGCGAGATTTCGTTTGTGGATCTGGGCGCCGACCTGAACACCTCTGCGCGTGTGGCAGCGACGGCCAAGGAGAGAGCAACTATGGACGGTAAGGACACCATCAAGACGGATCAGGGCACGGCGAAGCGGCAGGCCGAGGCCGTTGAGGGCACCCCTCGACGTAGCTCGGGGCAAGCGGACGCGCCGAAGGTCAAGGCGCAGGCGTCGGAGGGCAAGGAGGCCCCCGCGCCTGCGATTCAGGCCGCTGCCGCTATGGGCGCCGCGGCAGAGGCGGGGATCACCCTCGACCCCGTGGCCGACATGCGCGCCAAGGCCGCCGCCGAGCAGGAGCGGATCGCTGCAGTCCGGAAGGTCTGCGGTGAGGACCACGCCGAGATCTGCGCCAAGGCCATCAAGGAGAACTGGGACGTCACGCGCACGGAGCTGGAGATCCTCCGCGCCGACAGGCCCAAGGCCCCCGCCGCTCACGTGCCCGACAACACGATGACCGGCACGGTCCTGGAGGCGGCCTGCATGCTGACCGGCAAGCTCGGCGAGCCCGAGAAGGTCTTCGACGACAAGACCCTCGACGCCGCCGACAAGCGCTTCCGGGGCGGCATCGGCCTTCAGGAGCTTCTCCTGGAGGCGGCCTGGGCCAACGGCTACACAGGCCGCAACTTCCGTGACAGCCGGTCGGTGCTGCGCTTCGCGTTCCGTCCCGACGTCCAGGCGGCCTTCAGCACGATCGACATCGGCGGGATCCTGTCCAACGTCGCCAACAAGTTCCTCTTGGAGGGCTTCTTCTCTGTCGAGCGGACGTGGCGGAACATCTGCGCCGTCCGCAACGTCTCGGACTTCAAGACCGTCACCTCCTACCGGCTGATCGGCAAGGATCAGTATGAGCAGGTGGCGCCCGGCGGGGAGCTCAAGCACGGGACGCTCGGTGAGGAGAGCTACACCAACAAGGCCGACACCTACGGCCTGCTGCTCTCGATCGACCGGCGGGACATCATCAACGACGACCTGGGGGCCATCACCACAGTGCCCCGCAAGCTGGGTCGAGGCTCGGGCCTGAAGATCAACGACGTGTTCTGGACGATCTTCATGGACAACTCCACGTTCTTCAAGACCGCCAACGCCAACTACCTGACCG